ATTATTAGTACCATTAAAATTTAAATTATAATTAGATCCAGATATTGTAGTATTACTGCTTAATGTACCACCTAAACCTATATTAGTAGTACCATTTAAGCCATTGACCCCAGTAGACCCGCTATTATTATTCACATTTGCAGCTGTTACCAATGCGCCTTCATCTTCAAGTAGATAATACTTTTTATTTTTAAACTCTAGGTACGAATTAACACCGCCGACAACTGGGTTAGCAACTGGCCATATTGAAATACCTTGTACAGGGAAACTAAATGTTACTCCGCTTGGAATTTGTGGCTCTTGATTTATTTCCAAAACCGTTGTAGATATTTGTGTTGTTCCGCCTGCATTTGCTGATGATACTAATGCGGTTATTGTTTCGGAAACCAAAAACGTTTGCTCTTGTAATTGATTGCTTGTATTTGGATAATAAACAATGGCTGAATTAACCGCTGGTATCAAATCCGTTTGAAACTCGCGCATATATACATTGCTAGTTAGGAAAGCAATTTGTATTGAATTATTTAATGGACTGCCATCAATTTGATAAACCGTTGCTTGTATTTGATTTGCCATTATTGACCTTGGTTTTTAATTTGCATTGAATATTGTTCAACTACGTTTAATTGTAAATTTACACCAATTATTGCTAATGCGCGAACTATTATTTCAAGAATAGAAGCATCGTCCCAAACCGGCTGGAATAGTGCGCTTCCAGATGCACTATATTCCGGTATTCCGGTAGTTGGATTTAAAGTATATGCCCATTTCATTTCTGGAGGATTACCAACATAGCTTAATTTAGCTGCTCCTATATCTTCTGGGAAAAAATGAAATCCGGTATCTTCTAGTATATATATAGGATTAGTTTCTACAGGGTCTATTTGCGATTTATAAAAAGAATAAAGCGAATCTTGCTGTACGCATCTTATTCTTTCGTACCCTTCTTCTGTAAACATTGCGTCTGTTTGTAGATAGTCATCAGGGTAAGGACAAAACCCAAAAGCATCAACCGTCAAAGTATCCCAATATATTATTGGAGCTAATCTAGTTCTTACTATTGTGTTCTGTCCGAATTCAACCCTAGCGACCGCCCGACCGGGCGTATATTGCTGAAATGAACCAAGTAGATACGATACATAACTCTTTTGAGCTTGATTCATAGTAAGGTTAAAATCATCCGGGCTAACGTAGCCTTGAGATAAATTTTTAGCTGTACTATATAAAACTATATTGTAAATTTCATTTATATCCAATTACTACCTCCTTTTTATATTTAAAAACAAATCCATTGCAGGTTTTTGTTCTTTTTTTCAAATTATTATTAATTGAAGTTTTTAAGCAATTTAAACTTTTTGCGGCATCTGTTATTGAATTATATTCTTTTAAAAAAATGCCATTTAAATTATACTGTAAGATAGTTATTTTTTTTTCTGATTCTTGACCTTTGTGTGATTCTGATAGTTTTTTTCTATGATCTTCTGATAATTTTTTACCAATTTTGCTTTTTCTAATAGCATCAATTACATTTTGAGACCTTTTCTTTCCAGCCCAATATCTAGCGCTATTTGCTTTTAATGATGCTATATGATTTTCTGACAACTTTACTCCTGTGTGTGTTTTTGATATTTTGTCTTTTGTTTCTTGAGAAACAATTCGCCCCATCATAGATTTAGATATTTTTTTATGTATACGCTTTTTTATTTTTATTGGAATTGCAAACATAAAATTACCAGACTTTCCGCCCAATGCGGTGTTGTAATTATTTTTATCTAAAACCCATTTTTCATTTACTAAATACCTTTCTTCTTTTAATGCGTCTTCATAATTATCAAAAAAACAAAGGATATGCTTCTTAAATGAAGCATATCCGTATTTTTTTACTGCTCGGTGAAATAAATAGTGCATTGTTGCATTGCTATCTCTATAAATACCACAACCTATATATCCATCGTTTATTTTTTTAGTAGAATGAACTCCTATATAACTTTTGCCGCTTGTTTCGCAAATGGTTTGATAAGTATATATATAAGGGTTTATTATCACTTTATCGTTTCTTTTAATTGTTTTTGGAATGTTCTTCCCTCTTCGCTATTAGTTAGTGCAAGCTCGGTTAAATAATCCAATGGTTGTCTTTGCGATGGGATAACTCCTATCAACCCACCTCCACTAGACCAAAACGCTCTACCCGGCTGGCTTCCTACATCTATCTTAGCTGAAAGGATTCCCTTTTTAACTAAATAATTAATTTCAACTTCTTTTGATTTGTTGCTAATTAAATCTTTAAAGTTAAACGGATTCCTTTTTGCATACAACATTAGTTCTTTTCTCAAAGAATCTATTGTTTTTAATTCGCCAAGTTCGTCCGCTACCGAAATCTTTAAAAAGCTTATATACTTTCTTAAAGTAACCTCGTCCAATTCTCTAGCAATAATTGCCATGTCAATTTCAAGGCTTTCTTTTTCCAACGCTTCTTTTGCCTGCTTAGTTGGATCGTATTCAAAAAACTCAAACTTGCTCCCGCTTTTACGGTTAGGATTACCAATGTTGTGTCTGCAAATTCTAGCAAACTCTAAAGACGTTGTATCCCAATCTGGTATTCTTAAACACTTTGCGCCTCTAGGGAAAGATAAGCTTTTTGCATTTTGTCTAACATAATCCTGATCTACATCTTTTTGGTCTTTAATCCAAATAGAGTTTACTCCAGACAATAATCTTATTCTCTCTTCCTTTCCTGTTGCAGGGTTTACAACATCGTCAATATTGGGAATATAAACTCCGCCTTTTTTATTGGTATCTACCAATTTAAAAATGTGGTATTTCGTTTCCGTAGTTGGCGGATTATCAACCACCGCCATTCTTGTAACTTCTTCTAGGTTTGAAAAACCTAAATCTTGTACTTGCGATTCTCCTTGCATTGAAGTTTCTACATCTTTTAATTTTGCCATTTTTTTTATTTTTTTACTTTTAAGGCTTTAGCCCCCTACATACATAGGGTATATTTTTAAAATAACCCCGAAGCATTTTGCTCCGGGGTTTTATTTTTTTTCTAGTTATTAGCTAGCTTGAACGATGATGAATTGATTTGCAGCACACACACGAGTTCCGCGATATGTGATTGTCTCAATGTTATCAGTCATTGTTCCAGTAGTTGGGTTCATAGAACCACCACCCCACTGCCATACTCTGATTCCGTTACCAGTAGTTCCGCCTTTTGGAGGAGCTTGATACATAACAGTAATGTTTTTGTATGCTTTAGTAACATCCTTCGCATCGCGAGTTTCGCCTTGAGGACAGATCATTCCAAAATTACGGAAGAAATCAGATACAGGAGTGATACCAGTGGTCATTTCTGTATTGAATTGCTTGTACTTCTTAACTTTGAACATATAGCCATCAATTCTCAAAGATTGAACTCCGTAGTTGATTGCTGCTTCTTCTGATTTTTCGTTTTGACCCCAAACGTATGCACCTGCTGGATACTCTTTGAACAAACCATCAGAGAAGTTTTGTCTTTGATAAATATCTTGCAACCACATGTTTTCATTTGCGCAACCGTTTACGTCCATGATACGAGTGATTTCGTGCATTTTAGCAATGTCCAAAGTACCCGGAGTGTAACCGATTGTTTCTCCATCTTGAAGAACTTTAGGAATAATACCTTGAGACCCTACAGATGTAGTAACGCCTAAGCCAGAGTTGTTTTGAATGTTACCACGCATTAACTTAAACTCTACGTTGTTGATAAAGCGTTGGTTAGATTTCACTAGGCCTTTGTAAGTGAAATAGCTAGTTCCAGCTTGAGCGCCACCAGCCATATCCATTCCAGAAACACCTGAACTGTAGAACACCTCGGTCATTTCAGCTAAATCTGTTGCTGACCAAGATTCTCTCATTTCAGTAATGTTGTTGTTATACACTTGATCCAAGTGAATAAGCGGATTGATGCTTGTTGAAGCTTCTCCAGCATCCATAGCGCCACCTAACAAAAGAACATCAGTAGTCAATAAAGTGGTAGACCCTAATGAATTTAAAGCTTGTGTGCTAATTTTTGGACGGATTTGGAATGTAAACGCACTTGCTGTTGTACCAGTAATAGCAATAATTACACCCTCTACGTTAGTAGATGCTACTCTAAAAGTTTCACCTACGCGCAACGGAGATTGAGTACCGTTTAAGCCAAAGTGATCCCCAGAAAATAAAGTTACACTTACTGTCGCTCCAGCTACGTTAGCCGTAACCGGTGTTGAGATTTGGATGCCAACTTGTAATTTACCACGATTTTCGTACCAAGTATAATTACGATTTTTTACTTCTTCCATTCCACCATAGGTTGCTAACCACCAAGTGAAATCTTCGTTACCGTATTTTTCTACATATTGCTTGTAGTATTGAGGGGTTAATAACTGTAAATCAGCTATTAACTGCCTATTGGAGTTCGGAAGCGATACTGCTCCCGGCTGCAAAATGTTTGAGGTAGGAATTCCTGCCATTTTATTTAATTTTTAGTGTTTTAAAAAGATTATTTAGCGAACATTACAGATGCCAATTTATCCATTTCAGTTTGTCTGTTGTCTGGAGAAAATGTTCCGTAATTTGATGAACCATTAACATTGATATTGCTTTGATTTTTTAGGTGCATAGTCAATCTTCTGTTAGCTGCTTCATTAACATACTTCTGTGTGATTTTGCCTTCGTTTTGCAACAAAAACAAATCCTTTGTCATTTGCTGTATATTTATGGTGTTATCATCATTCACCCATCTTTCGGCAAATAAAAGATTAGCATCCAAATTGTTTTCAGCAAAATAATTCAATTGTTGTGCAACGGCCTGTTTTTCTTCATAAGATGGTACATAAGCAACAGCAAAATCCGCTCCTTCATCCTTTACTGATGCGCTAAATCCGTCAAATGAATTTATAACATTATTTACTTCACTACGATAATTATCCATATACCTTTGTTGATACGCCAATTCCTCTTGGGTCAAACCCGGTTGTGCTGGATTAAGATCGGGTAATACTAAACTCGATTTTATTTTTTCTAATTCTGGTCTTGCTAGTTTTGCTTCAATAACTAGCCTTTTTTCTAATTCGTTTACTTTGTTTTCCCAAGAGCCTACTCTTTCTTCGTATTCTGAATCAAGCTCGTCAAATTTCTGCTCCGGTTTTTGCGGTGTTTTGAACTGGTCGTTGAATAAGAAATCTATTTCGCTTTGATCTAAATCCTTGTTTTTTTGCTGCATACTCAATTTTACTATTTCTGCGGCAGTATTTGCGTCTTTTATTTCAGAACTAGAAAGCCTATCTATTCTTCTTTTTTGCTCTAAAAAGTTGATAAGTTCTTCTTCTTTGTTTTCTCTAGCATAGTCATAAAACTTACGACTATCTTCGTTTTCAAAACCAAGTTCTTTTTTTTGTTTTAAATCGCTGATTTGACTAGCCGCTTCGTCCCAACTTTCAAAGCCTAATTTCATTTTAAGATACTCATTAGCATCATAAATTTCTTCATTAGAATCTTGCTGGGTTTGTTGATTCTGCTCAAATTGTTGTGTCGAACTGTTTTCGTTTTCTACATTTACGGATGAATCCATCCAACTTTCTTCCGAGAAAGGATTGGCAAGATTACTCTCTTGCTCAATTGTAGTTTGTTCTGTGTTTTGCTCTGCCATATATCTATTTTAATTTTTAACTTAGGGTAAGCATATATTGTGTTCTAGCAAAAATACCGCTTAAATCTTGTGCTTTGTTAGAAATGTCGCAATATTTTTTATCTTCTGCCCACATTTCTAATTCATAAGCAAAAGACATTCCTTCTTTTACCAAAGCAGTTACCGCTTCTTGGCTATATGTTGGGAACTCGTCAAGCTTTGCTTTTCCAATTCTTTTTCCATTTTGATAACCCATAAGAACTTCAATAATATCATCTTTAATTCCATTTATTCCTTCATACAATTTTTGCAATGCTTTATGTTCTGCATAAGACCTTGTGTCAAGATGCAAACTATGTGCAGAGTTTTGAAAAGAAAATAATTTCCCTTTTATTATTTCGGATGTTAGTGTCATATTAGCTGATTTTATGGAATTGAACTATTACTTTAGTTGCTGCCGCACTTGCTCCACCAAATTTAACAAATTGCCCAACATTACCAACTCTAAACATTGCAGATGTTGCAGCGGTTACAGAAGTTACACTAGTCAATCCATTTAATGCGGTTGCCGATACGGTTAAAAAGTTTGTTGCGGTTAGTGAGTTTCCATCAAAGCTGCCGGTTACTGCGCCTGAGTCGTTACTTGAGCTTATTCCAATTGTACCCGATGGTGTTATAAATTGCCAAATGGTATAATCCCAATTAGATGTGTCTGCGACATAACCGTTGTCTCTATTAAATTCTGCGGTTACGTCTTGAGTTAAACTTAATGCCATTTTATTTAATTTTAAATATTAATAAGTTACTGTTACTGCTGCTGCCAATTGACCAACCGCCGTTCCGTCAAATCTTGTTGCCGGACTAATTGGGTTTACTACAAATGAATTTCCAAATGTATCTATTGATGCTATTGTCCCGGTTTTTGAAGAGCCAGATGCTGTGCAAACTGTTCCTAAAACCATAGTTGCTAAATTTGCAGAATCCGCTGCATTTAGCGTTACTCTTACACCTTGTCCTCTTAGGGCTGATGCTGCTACTTGATTTGTTACTGTTGGCATTTTATTTTTTTTATTTTTTAAAATTACATTGGTTGTTCTTGCATTTGTTCTTGTTCCATCTCTGCTCCTTCTGGTTGCGCTTGCTCCTCTTGCATTTGCTGTCCCTCTTGTTCTGCTCCTTCTTCCTGCGGCTGTCCTTCTTGCATTTGTTGCTGTTGTGCCATTTGCGCCTGCATTATATCTTCTGCGTTTATGTTTTCAGAAAACAATGGCATTGCTATATTTTGCAAAATTTCCGCTTCTAATGGTTTAAGCTCTGCTGGTACAGCCATTCCTTTTTGATAAATACCAAACAACCCCGCTACCATTGACTTCTTTAATTCGTTTGTTGTTTCTGCATCGCTTATTCTTTTCTTTATTTCCAATTCCATTTCAAGCGACTTTCTTCTTTCTTGCTCCGCCATTTGCGCCGATTGCATTTGACCTTGTATTGTCATTTGCTGATTTTGCATAGCTTGAGCTTGAAGCGTTTCTTGCATTTTCTTCATTGATATTCTGTAGTATTCCTCTGCAAGTTTAACGTCCTCTTTGGCTATTCTTATTATTTTAAAAGTATCTAAGAACATTGCCAATTGCGGATTGGAAGCAAGTGCTTGGTTCATTTTTTGATCAAGCATCATTATCTCTTGTCCGGTAGGCAATAACTTAACATCTGTGTTAAAAATCCTAGATTTAACTTCGTCTGCTCCAATTATATGCCTATATGCTTGTGATCCATAAGTTACAGATGTATTTAATAAGCAAGATATTTTTCTTGCTGTTTGTTTCATACAATCCACATATGCGTTGTACATATAATCTGTAGCGTTTGCGGCTACCTGTTGTGCTGTATCTATATTCCCGGTTGTTACTCTTGGTTGAAGGGCTTGATTAGCCATATTTGGATCTTCTCCAAGCTCGTCTTTTAATACAGAATAATGAAACTGGTATAGCTGAATCAAACCTTGCATTTGTGGCAAAAAACCAGAGTTTGCAAGTTCTGTTATCGGCACTGGCACTTGGTTTCCTTCGTCATCTTTACCTCTGTAATAAAGCGTACCCGTTTGGTCATACAGCTTCATTACGTCTATCGTCTTGTTGGCATCGCCTAATCCATAATCAATTGATTGAAGCGCGTCCCAATTTATCAAAGCTCCTGTTGGTCTCATTTTAGCAACAAGCTGTTGCATTTTTAACCGGGCTAATATCATTTGGTCTGCTGGCTCTTCTATTTTTTCCGGTACAGCAAGGTTGGTTAGTGAGTAGTTTTGATACATGTAAAAAGAATAAGAAAACTCTGCGTTTCCTGTTTCTTTTGGATCTTGCGGACGTATCATATTTCTCTTCAATCCCCACTCAAGCATTATCTGCTTTACTCTTACCATTACACCACGATAAATATTCCAATTTGTTTCATCTATTACCTCTTCGTTTTCCGCTTGCTTTTCGTCTCTTCCCTTTTTTAATATTGTGCTTTTATTCTTCTTGGTTGTTACTGCTGTGTACGAATTTGTATCTACTGTTTTTATTTCAAAATCAAGTACATCTACATTCCATTCGTCATAGGGCCTAAATGCTGTTATATTCCAGTTCACATCCCAGCGTAATTTATCATTGTATTGGAAATCTTTTGCGGTTGCAGATATGTCCCAAAGTTCTTGTTCGGTTAGTGTACCTCCAAACTCTTTGCCATACTTTCTTCTAAGCTCACTTATCTTCATTGACTTAACCTGTCCGCGCCAAGTTGTATCTCTCAAATCCGGATATTCGCTGTATGAATATAGCGCATTTTCTGGCTTTACATAATCAACATGAATTACCCCTTGTTCGTCCATCCAAGTATATGTTCCAACAAATCCGACTTCGGCGCTATCGTGTAGCATTTTTTCTTTAAGAACATCAAACCAGCCTCCTGCTTGTAGTATATCATTACATGCAAGCTCGTATAATATTTCTTCTGGAAGCCTTTGGAATTGCTTAACCCATAGATTAAGATCGTCTCTAGTTTCAGGTATTTCTCTATCAGGAGTTACCTTCATTCCGCTTTCCTGTTCAAGCCTAGCAAGATACTCTCTATTTGTAATTAAAAATTCAAGCTCTTTGTATTCTTGTAACTTATCGTCTTGTGATAAATTATCTACCGCGGTTATTTGAATTTTCTCATTTCTATTCATCCACCTGCCCACTAATCCAGAAATAATTCTATTTACAATTCTTATTGATTGCCAATTAATATTTGCGTAGTTTACCTTTCCGTTAAAATCAAGCAAGTCCTGAAACTTGCCCATATTTATTCTTCCGTTGGCAGAATTTCTGTTTAATTTGTAGCGATTGTTTCTTGTCCAGTAATAAGAAGTAATTCCTCCGCCGATAGTAGTATCAATATATTGAGCTATTTTTAAACCATATTCTTTTTGCGATTTATCCTTTATAGACAAATCGTTTAGTTGAAAATCCTTTAATATCGTTGCAGATTTTTCCATCATGGTAGACCTTCTTTATGCCAAATATATCATTTTTTTATTGAAAAAATATTTTTTTAAATGGCTTTGGTTTAAATATTTATTTTTTATGCCTGAAAAACCCGGATTAACGGTGTTGTTACTTTTCTTTCTGGTGGCTGTTGCTCCAAGCTGCTAACCAGTGTAATCATTGCGCTTACCGTCTTATCCGATGGCGTTCTTTTATATGGCTTGAATTTAAGCAAGTCCTCCAATAAATCTTCGTAAGATATTTTTTCGCAATGGTGTTCGATGTATGTTATCATAGCATCGTTTTGTTTTGTCAATGCAAATGGTGTAGTAGGGAATCCGAAATGCCTATCAACGTTTTGGTTTCTTAATTTTATTGGATCGATCGTGTTTTTGGGGAATCTTCCAAGATAATTAACCCTTCCTCTGTTTTTAAAATAAGTATAATAATCGTCCGAAACAAACTCAAAATAAACAGGGAAACTCATGTACTCTGAACAAAGAAGTATTTGGTCGTACATATCTTCTTTTTCGTTTGGTCTACCGTAAATATGTCCTCCAAAAAGCCCTGTATTTTCCGGGTCATTCATATCGTACTTTATAAAAAACCACCCAGACAATTTTGATCCATATTCTTTTCCGCCCTGCGTGTTGGAATATCCATCCACCCCAATAACGCCAACGTTTGCTCTTGTTGGCATCCTAACGTTTCCGTTCATTTTGAATTTATTGTCATGCCCCACTGGTGGCAATACTAATACCTTCCAATATAATTCTGTTTTATTTGGGTCTACATCTCTCCATCTAACTCTCTGCGTTTCTAGGTCTCTGTAAAAATTTAAATACCTAAATGTGGTAACTGGGTTATTTCTTAGGTAAGCGATTTGCGCATTAATGTTTTGAACATTAAAAATACAATCATCGCCGTCATTACTAAACGCTTCTTCAATAGTTCTAGCTTCCTTCTTAATCCTTTTTGATAAAGACCTTGCATTGTGCTTTACTGATTCCCTATCTCCAAGAATTTCTTTTACAGTTTTTGCTACATCGGGAAATCCATACAAATCAAAATTCTTTGCCCTGTCAGCAGTCATAAAGAAACGATATAAACCACTTGCTGTTCTTCCGTTTTCTTGTTTGTTTAACTGGTCGCTATCGTCCCAAAGATTTTTTGCTGCATCTTGTATTCCGTCTCTTTCTGTTTCTAGTTTCTCTACTGTGCTACTGTATAGCGCTTTACCAATAATTCGTCCTTCATCATCAAGCAAGCAATAACGAATAACTTCATGCCTATCATAGATATTTACTTCGGTTGTTTTTGCCCACTCGTCCGAAAAGTATCTATGCAGCTTCTGTCCATCATAAGCAATGGTATCGGCACTTTGAAAATCAATCATTGACCCTAATTCATCCTTGTCAATATTATCTTCTGCTTTTTTACCTCTTACGTTAGTTTGCTGGAATCTAATTTCTGATTTTGGAGTAACACCCAAACTCATATCGTATTCGGGCCTGAAAAATCTTGGCAACTTTTTAAATGGAGATATTACGGCTTTGGCAAAAACTTTTTTAGCATCTGCTCCAGTTTTTGACTGGATACCGCCATTGGTCATTCTTGTCCTTGTAATGTAATCGTACAAAAACATACCACCCCTGTACGTTTTACCAAATCTTCTTTTAGTAATCTCCAACATGCCCATACAATCGGTATCTTCCTCTACATACTTCAAAAAATAAAAATACTCCAAATCTGGTTGCCTAAATCTTGGGTATCCAATATCAATTTGAAACCATTGCATGTACATATAGTGAGAGCCGGTGATATACGTTGGCTTCCCATTATTCATAAACCAAAACCCATTCAATCTTCTGTCCCACTCTTGTTGTTTATATCGCTCTAGCTGGTCATCATAAAATGGCGGGTCGTCTTCTTTTCTTTTCTTATCGTAAGCATCTTCTTTTTTAAGTACATCTTTGTACCAGCTAGGCAAAGGAGTTCTTTCCCAGTATTGATCTTCTGGCTTATTTGACCTTTTATAAATTTCTCGGCTTTCAAGTTTTCTAGTAGCTAAATTAAAAACATACCCTTGTGGGGGTATGTTACAAATTAAGCCCTGAATATCTATTGAAGTGCCGCCTTCTATTTTATTAAACATCTTGCGATTTATTGTCTCCTAATTGGTTTGCTATGCTTTCTGGTGTTGTTATTAACTGCCTTTTCTTTACGTCTTTCTCTTCATCACCAGTAATGCCTATTGCCATAGCAAGTCCAGTAATAGCCGTAGTAATGCTGGTAGCATCATTCCAAATTATTTTCATTCTCTCAAAAGTTTTATCTTTTGCATCAGATAAGTCTAATGATCTCAAGCTTGTATTGTTTAAAATATCAGCCATCTCATTAGCTTTCCGATTTAAAGAATAATATAATTTGGCTGGGCCGTTTTGCTCATAAAGACCCAGCCTAATTTTAAAATCTTCAATATTTTCCGACATATTTTATTGTACCGTTTTTACTTTTATTTTGTCTCCTGTTCCTTTAACTGCTTCTATAACCTTATTTACCGATTCTTGACCGTTTGGCATACTAGTAGTTGTTGTTTCGGTAACTTTTCTACCCGGTGTTACTCCGTATTGAGTATCATATTGGGGTTTTAATGTTGCATAATATTGCGCAATTTTTGCAACTGCATCGTCTTCATAGGTTGATCCGCCTACTTTTCTATTTGCAAACATATTTAAATACTCTGGCGAATTAAAAATACTTTTTTCTCCTAAAATTCTTTTCCTTTGAACTGGGTCGTTAAATATTGCTCTAATATTAGCTGTTGCGTTTTTAGGATCAACATTACCCTTTTGTAATAAATCAACAACATTGTTAATTGACAAATCTAAAGCTTGGGGCGCATCTTGAACTACCGAAAATTTTGCTTTTTCTGTATTTACATAAGCATCGTTATTGTTTGTTTTCATTAAATCATTAATAAATAAACCAGAAGAACTTAGCTTTTTAGTTACATTTCCTTGATTTTGCGTGTTCGCATATTCGCTTAATGTAGGTACTGTACCTGTTGTGGTTGTCTGCCTATCTGCATGTCCCGGTGTTGTTGGAGTAACAGTTGTTGTTGTTGTTGGCGTTGTTGTTGGCGTTTCGGTTGTTTTTTGAGCTGTTACCGTTTTTTTCGCCTTGTTTATTTCTCCCATTTTTTATTTTTTAAGGTTTAAAAATAATACTTTTTGCATCATTTGATGAAATTCCTACTAATAATTCTCCTTTTTTTACCATTGATGTAAGACCGGTATCTATTCCAACTATCTCTTCTCTTTCGTTTGTTTCATTTTCAAAATGCCGGCATCTAATAACTCTTTGCTCAACTCCATTGCTACCCATAAAAATTATTTCGTAATCACAAGCTTTCAACGTGTGAACTACTTTTCCTTTTAAATTTCCGGATGTAATATACAAAACATTTGGAATTAATTTATGTTCTACTCCGACCAACACGCCTTTGTACTCTTCAAAAACTCTTAATGCAGTTGCAAAGTTTTCTAATGGAAGCCATTCGTTATTTTCGTTTTTCCAAATATAACACTGTTCTTTTGGTATTGAATAATATTTTACATCTGTAATGTTTTCATTAAAATCAAATATTTTATTTGAATCAATAATAGCGTTTGGGTGTATTAATATTTCAGCTCCAATTGTAATTCCTTCACCACTTATAACATAAGCGTTTACTGGTTCTGTTTCTCTTCTGTTTAAATTATTGAATTGTCTAGCTATGTGGATTTTAGAGCCATCTCCAAAAGTGTGAGAGTTTTTTGCTTCAGTATCTATTGAGATAATAACACGTCCGTTAGTGTGCTTTAATTCTACCTTTTCTTTTAGTTTTTCAACACTGATTTCCCTTATTTTATTTGCATGTTGATTTATCTTTCGTTGCTTCCTTCTCTCTATTTGAGATATTTCAGAAGCGGTTAAAGGAGCGGTTTCAATTAAATCAAAATACTTTTTATTCATGTTTACCTTTTTTTATTCCGTATGTTTCGTTATGCCATATTTTAATCTGGTCTGTAGTGAAGTGTCTTACTTGTCCTGTTTCAGTCAATATGCAAGTAACTTCATCGTTTTCTAGAAACCCATTTGATTTTACATACCAAATATAAGCATTTCCTAATGGTGTTACGCAAGATATGGGATTTTTTAATTCAAAAATGTTCATTTTTATTTAAAATTACATTATTTTTACTTCGTTAATTTATTTTTAGCTAAAAAAAACAAACAAAATGGCAAATTTAATTTCTGTAACTGTTTTTGGTTCAAATCAAAACGATTGGAATAAAACTTCCGGTGTTGTTTTGGCTTTTCCAACTCAAGGTATTATGTTAGAAACAATACCTTCAACTGTTTATTCTGGCACTGCTTGTGTTACTGCTGTAAAGTTATTACCTTATGGCCCAAGTCCAATGCAACCGGTTTATTACACTAATGCTACTGTAGCTAGTTTAATAACATTGGCTAATGCTTAGTTTTAGTTTTAATGAAACTAAAAAGCCTCCTATTTTCAGGGGGCTTTTTAATTTTCTTTATTCCAAAAATTTTCAAACGTCTGCCATCTTTTTTTATAAATAATTATTGGCTGTTCGCTTAATGGACACTCTTTCGGAGTTATTGGATTTTCGTAATTATCGCTTTCTATCAACAATACTTTTTCATCAAACTTTGGGTGTGCGCAATAAAAATCTAGTTTAAGGCTAATATTACACAAAGGACAATCCGAGCATCCATCAACTTTTAATTGCATTTTTTAAAATTTCTTTTATTTTATTTATTTCGGGATAAAAAACATAAGGAATTGGATTTATTTTTTTCCAATCCCTTATGTAAATATAGATTTTATTTAAATCAGGATTAGGCGTTTCAATAGTAATGTTTTGAATTACTTTCTTTTTTGGTTTCAATTAATATTTTTTTATTAATTGGTACACAAATGCGTTTCTTCCTGATTTTGTTTTTCTTTTTTCGCCCGGTTTGAAAATAATATTATTTCGTTCAAGTTCCGACATTCTTCTTGATGATCTGTTTTTATCATCCCAATTTAAATAAAAAGAAATTTCTTCTGCCGTTGCTTTGTCTAACATAAGTAGCGCTTTTAGTATATCGCCATGTTGATTAGATAGTAATCCGGTTGTCATACTTTCGTATGCTTCTAATGATGTTTCTGGAAAATTTTTCATATTATTTTTCGTATTTAAGTTTAGGTAATGTTGCTACTAAATAATTTATTGCATTATCGTCTAAAGACACTACTTTAGAAATGTTAAAGTAAACAACTGTGTCTAAATTAGTATAAACAGCAGTATTTTTATGTTCAACTGTATCTGTTGCAAAAATAAAACGGCAATTTTGGCCTTCTTTACCTAAATTTTCATTTTTACAAAAAAGAATTATAAACTTAGATTCATTTAAAGTAAATTGTTCTAAATAACCTATTGATGTAAGATTAATTGTAAGCCCATTTTTATCATAAAGAAAAATGGTGTCTTTTGTAAATAAAAAATCCACATCATAATTATTTACATAATCATAATGAACAGTATCAACACCTTCTCCATATTTACCTAATTTGTGATAATCGCTTCTCATAGCAAGTACACTTGGTAATTGAGAAAAACAAAAACTAGACGTTAGCAATAATGCTAAAAACATTTTTACTTTTTTCATAATTAAAAAATTTTAAGGTTAAAAATAAAGTTCAATGTAAAGCTACAAAACATTTTTTTATTTACAAAATATTTCTTTTAAAAAATAAATTTTGAAATAAATCTTTTATTGATTAGTTTTGCTAAAAATTAAATTATGAAAAATTCAGAAACAGTAAAAAGCGTTCCGCAATTAATTAGAAATCACTTAGAAGAGCGAGGTACAAAGCAGGTTTGGTTAGCAGAAAAAGCCGGTATATCACAGGAGCATATATCCAATGTTCTTGCAGATAGAGTGCTATTAACAGACGATGTTCTTAATAAAATTAACGAAGTTTTAGGTACTGACTTTAAAAAATAAATTATGGCAAAAAGGCTTACAGACACAGAAAAATGGAATGATGATTGGTATATATCATTAAGTAATGATTACAGAATCATTTGGCAATGGTTACTGGATAATTGTAATCATGCAGGGATTTGCAAAAGAAGTATTCGGCTTCTTAATTTAATGTGCAATACTTCAATATCGGAAGATGTATTGGTTTCTATAATGGAAGGTAGGGTTATTGTCAAAGATAACAATTGGTTTATTCCAAAGTTTTTAAAATTCCAATATTTATCATTGAATAGCAACCGACCAGTAATAATTTCAGTTGTTAAAGAGTTAGAAAAGAATAATCTTATATCAATGATTCCAGAATCATTTGGTAATGATTACTTAATCATTAAGGATAAGGATAAGGATAAGGATAAGGATATAGTTAAACCAAAAAATGAAAAAAATGGAAAATTTAGCGGGAACTTTAAATCACAAGGGGAAGAATTATTTGCTGAAAGATTTAGAAGGCACAATGAACTTGACAAAAACGGAGAAGAAGATTATTGATGCAAGATTAGTTGGATCTTCTTTTAGCCAATTAGGAGAAAAGGAAATTAAGACAACTGTAGATCAAATAATGCTTAGGGTTGCTGCGATTTGCGGGTGTGCTTTACCAAACACTGAATTTTTCGCCAAGTTTATATCAGAAGAAATATCTAAGTTTATTTTAGATTTTTCATACGGAGATTTGACTTTGGAAGAAATACTTTTAGCGTTTAGATTAAACTCGTATGGTGGACTAAGGTTTTCAACTGGAGAACCAATGAACACAATTACGTTTACTGGGAATTGCGTAAATGTGGATTATATTGCTAAGATATTATCGAATTACATTTCCATTAGAAACTTTTTAGACAGAAAATTACAAAATAAAATTGACGGTTATGAATTGTAAAGAACTACAAGATATAGAAGGGTTGCAGTTTATACCTGTAAACGCAATGAAACAGCCGATAGTAAAAGATTGGCAAAACTCAACGCAAAAATATGATCTAACGAATTGTATTGCGGTAGGGCTGGTATGTGGTAAACCGTCTGGAAACGTTGAGGTTATTGATATTGATCAGAAGTATAGCTTGGACGGCAAGCTGTTTGATAATTACAAGAGGTTGATACATGAAATTGATAAGAATTTATTAAGCAAAATAGTAGTTCAAAAAACAAAGAACGGTGGCTATCATTTCATCTATAGATGCTCGGTAATTGGCGGAAACTCTAAGCTAGCAAACAGAAGAACAACGGATTCGGAGAGAGAAGAAACGTATAAAAAAACTTATGAAGCCGAGCTTTTAAAAGGCAAGGAAGATGCAGACGCAAAAAAAATAGCTGAAAAATCTAAAACAAACGATAAGGTTAGGGTTTTGATTGAAACTCGCGGGCTGGGCGGACAAGTTGTTTGCTATCCTTCGGAAGGGTATGAATTTATATTTGGAGACCTCTACAGTATAACCGAGATAACCCAAGAAGAAAGGGAGGTATTGCTGGGGATTGCAAGACAGTTTAACGAGGCAACGGAAGAGTTTGCTCCACAATTCAAGCAAACTAAAAAAATAAAAGGACTTTCTTCTTTTGATGATTACAATAATCGAGGAGACGTAGTTGGATTATTGCAAAGCAATGGCTGGAAAGTTGTCAAAAGACAAGGCAATAAAGTTATTTTTCTAAGACCGGGGCAAGCTTCATCTCAATCGTCTGGGAATTATGATGAAAATAAAAAGTGGTTTAGCGTATTTACCACCAGTAGCGAATTTGAGCCAGAGAAAGCATATCTACCATACGCCGTATTTGCAATACTTGAGTGTAACAAAGATTTTACTGAGGCAAGCAGAAAGCTTTATGATATGGGATATGGAGACAGGGAAGAGGTTAAAAAAGAAACACCAAGCACCAGAGTTATTACCTCGCGCGTGAATGTGGAAGACGATGATTTTTCTTTTTTAGCAAAGCCAGACGATTACAACGATTACTTGAAATCTGTAAGGGAAGGGACTTTGAAAATGGGATTAACTACAGGTAGCCCCTCGCTAGACACGCATTTTCTTTTTAAGGAAGGAAACTTAGTTATGACTAACGGTATTGATAACACTGGTAAATCGGTATTTACTTGGTATTTATGCCTGCTGGCTGCAATGTACCATGGCTGGAGGGGAATAATTTTTTCAAGCGAAAACACATTAGGAGCATTTATGCGAAAAATGATACAGTTTTATTGGGGCAAACCATTAGTTGGAAATTTAGCAATGAGTGAGACCGAATATCAAATAGCAAAAAAGTTTATTGAAGATCATTTTGTTCTTATCAAAGCGCAGGAGGATTTGTACAATTACAAGGACATTATAAACATGGTCAAGAAGACGCTAAAGACCGGTAAATTTAATTACGGAATGATCGATCCATACAACTCGTTGAAAATAGATTTGAGCGGCTTTAGCAAACTTAGTACGCACGAATATCACTATGAGGCATTGAGCGAAATAAAAGCATTTGGTCAAAAAAACAATTTTGGCTGGTTTGTAAATCACCATGCTGTAACCGCAGCTGCAAGAACTAAAGACGCAGAAAAGAAATATGTTCAAGCACCCGGAAAGCAAGACACAGAAGGCGGACAAAAAGTTGCAAACAAAACCGATGATTTTTTAACTATTCACCGTATTACCCAACACCCTACCGACTGGATGATAACTGAAGTTCATGTAAGAAAAATAAAAGACACAGAAACAGGAGGAAGGCCCACTCCTTTAGAAATGCCAGTAAAGTTTGAAATGTATAGAGGCGGTTGTGCTTTTTTAGAAAGATTAGAAGAGGGGGGCAACCCGGTAGATCCAGTAAGTTCTTGGCATTTTAAAAATAGACCAAAAAAACAAGAGATTGTTGCCGATGCCAAATCTGGCTGGTCTCCAATAAAAGACACTTCAATTGAATTTTAGTATATTTATTCACTCAAATCAACAACTATGCTTTGTAACAAATTTGCAGAATTAACACCAAAGGAAAGGGTAATCTTCATAGGAGAACTTACTCACGCCTGTATGAACGATGACTTTATGTTTGATATGGGCAAACAAATAATAAATATTGCCGAAAACAAAGGTCTTTTTGATAACGTGAAAATAATGCCAGAAAACGATGATACCAAGGAGTAAAACCGGAGATTGTAGCAACCAAGATTGTAATGCAAAAAATACTAGTTGCGTAAAAGTTGGTAAGGAACTTTTTTGCCTAAAATGTAGAAAAATACAGAAAACAAAAAAGATTATAGCCAAGGAATCTGTACGCCCAGTAGTAGACAAAAAAAAGCTAACAAAAGACCTTGATATTGCATACAGCCAATACGTTAGACGCAAAGCTTCGGACAACAAAGGCGAATGTATCTGTTTTACTTGCGGTAAAAAAGAAAGCTGGAAGAAAATGGATTGCGGACACTTTGTACCAAGGGCAAACATGTCTCTAAGATGGGATTTAAGAAACCTGCGCCCCCAGTGCGTAAATTGCAATAGATTAAATTATGGAGAATTACGTATTTATGAAAAAAATCTAGAGAAAGAAACAAATGGGTCTGTGAGTGATTTGCTTGCCGATTCTAAGCGTTTTTGCAGGGTTAGCGAGCGAGATATAGCTGAAATGCTTTTAGATATAAAAAACAAACTTAAAATACTTTGCTAATGAAAAAAGATGATAGGATTATTATTGTTGTTTATTTTATGATACTAACAATAGCGATAACTGTTTTTTTGGGCTTTATAGCCCTTTTATTGAACCTTTATAAATTGTTGTAGTTTCTCCGTTGGTTGTTTTTGTAATTGTATAGCTTCTGCTATTAAGCGTTTGCGTAGAGGTTACAATTTCTTTTAAAATTTCAATACATTCGTTTTCGCTCCGCGATGTTGTAACAAAAAAATAGACTGAATAGCTATTAACTATTAATCTATATTTTGCTTTTTTGTATGTGTCAAAATATGCAGTAAGGGTATATTTTTCCATTTATTTTTAAGTTGTAGAATCAACTATTTTTACCTCTTCGCCGGCAACCATGGCTGATATTATTTTTTCAATAAACGCCCTTTGTTCTTCGTTTAAACGAATAAGCTGATCGTTTATAGCCTCAAAAGAAAAAGAATCGTCAAGTTCTTTTTTTAGAGCTTCTCTATTTTCTTCAGTTAGCCGGCACTTCATGCTATCAATAATCCAATCGCATTTTTGAATATACTGGTTGAATATATTTTTAATATCCCCAGAGACACCAGTACGAATATCATCAAAGTACATTTTGGCTAAATTAACGTGATGTAGTCCTTTAGCTAAAGAATAAGAATTGTCTGTAAATCTTTCCATATTTTTTTTATTAAAAATCGTCTTGACACCAAATAGGCGTTTTTTCTCCAACGTATCCGCCGCGTATGTTATACTCAAAATGTTCTATTGCATCTTCTTCGGTCATACTCTCTGATACCACCAGCTCTTCTAACATTGCTTTTACTGAATAAATAAGCCGAATGTTTCCACCCCAGTTGTATTCGTATCCAAGAATACAATTATCAAATCCACTTGCTACTAATATTTCTTGATCTGGATATTGTTCTATTATGTCTTCTAACTTTGTCATGTTTTGTCTTTAAATTTTTTTTCAAAATAATCGGCAGCATGCAGGTACTTAGATGTGTCTTTTAATTTAATCGTAGCGCCATTTTGTTCCCCATCTAAAAAAGCGTATTTTATCATTTCTTCTTCTTTTTTTAAATAAGATTCAAGCAAAACGCAAACAAAACGCACATCAATTTTATCACCAAAAATTCTATATCCTTTTATGTCCTCTATTGCCTTTTCAATCGTTGTTTTCATAATTAATTTTTATCGGGAAAGCTAGCATCTGTACTGTCAAGCCTACTTTTAATTTTTCCAATAAAATGTTCAAATATTCCAATTAGAGTGTATGGAGAAACTCCATCAGTATCTAATTCTACATTAACTGATCCTTCTTCTTCTTTATAAATAATTGTAATCTCGTGATGTTTCATTTTTTTGTTTTTTTAATTAATTGATTTATTTTGTTTTCAGCCTGTTTTAAGGTGTTGTAATTTTTAAATAATGCGTCATCAATGTATATGGAATAAAATTCAATATAACAGTACATGGATTTTTTAATTTCTATTTTCATTTTGCTTTTTTTATAAACAATATTTTAGCGAGTACCCCATTTTAATAAATCTGAAAAACCTCCGCCAGAGGCAAAAATTATTATAGTCATAATTGCGATAATTACCAGCGCAAAAACACAGCCAACCGAATCGTGATTAGCTTTTTCTTCTGGGGTCATGTTAGCGTAGTTTTGGGCCGCTTGCTCCCTTGCTTTTTTTCTTCCGTACTTAGTGTTTAAATTGTACTGTTTCATTTTGATTGGTTTTAATAGTGTTTATAATATTTCCAAACGTGTATTTTTTTGTCGCATCTAGTGCATTTAAACTTGCCTGATAGCCCTATAATTCTGTATAATTTCCATTTATGGAATCCCAGAAAACACAGTATTATTTTCATCTTTTATTTTTAGTAATCAGGACAAGATTTGAACTTGTACAAACAGAATCAAAATCTGTTGTGCTACCATTACACCACCTGACTATGTTGCTTGTCTTTCCAAGCTGCCACTATTTTTTTCGCTTCCTCCAGTAATTGTTTTACCGAGTTCGACCTGTAGCGTGTAGGTACGGACAACCATTTCATACAACACGTCCGTCATTCTTATTGTTCCATTAGCCATTCTATTGATGTCATAATTAATCTTTTTTAGTTTTGAAATATTGTTTAGCAAAATCCATAAAAGGTTTTTCAAAGTCGTCTTTTTTCCACAAACGACACCAACCCATTCTAAAAGCATGTATCAAATTCTGTGTTTTTTCCTGCTCATTATTATCAACAAGAAATGTATAATTCTGTTTTATCCATAAGTTTGTTGCAAGGTCTAACACTTTATATATTGTTTCGTGTTGTAGATGACCAATAAATGCAATAGCATCTGTGTATGAATAAATGTAATCTTTCTCAAATTGTAAGTTTTTCATAATTAATCTTTTTTTAATTGTTTAAAACAAAGTTGGTTGAGATTGTTCGTTATTTATTCTTTTGGTTAATACTTCATAATAATTTTCATCAATTTCGCTTCCTAAAAAATTTCTTTTTTCCTTAATACATGCTACTGCTGTTGTACCGCTCCCCATAAATGGATCAAAAACTAAATCGCTTTCCCTGCTTGAGTTTGTTATTAAAGTTCTAATTATGTTTAATGGCTTTACTGTTGGGTGTTCAAATTCGCTTTTTGAATTATTTTGTAAAAAATATTTTTTCTTGCTTGCGTACCCCCCCCCCAAATATGCGCCTTTCCCTCTCATAAATATTATGTATTCGGTATCGCTTAAATATTTATTATTAGTTGTAGGTATTGGGTTTAATTTGTGATAACAAAGTATGTCAGTATTCATGCTGTTTTCTTTTCCCCAAAGCAAAATCTGTAAAACTTGGTCTTTGCTACAAAAAAAATAACAATTGAAAATCTTTAGTACCCTTTTACATTCATCAAGTATTTTATTTTCAAAACCATCGCTTAAAGATTTAACTCCGGTGTGATAATCTCTTTGCTCAACTCCAAAACACCCTCCAGACCCTCCAGAAACTATTTCATAAGGAGGATCTGCAATTACTAAATCTATCGAACTGTTAGGAAGCCTTTTTAAAGTTTCTAAACAATCTTCATTATACACTTTATTTATTTCCATTTAATTCTTTTAATTGTTTAAAAATATCGTAAAGACCATAAACGCAAACTAGTGCCATGGCTATTAAAAAAATAAGTGCTATCATTTCTTTTTTATTTTTCTAAGCGCGTCCAATCTTGACATGGCGCTTTCTGTGGTTTTTGTAATAATAGGTTCTGTTTTTTCTTTTTTAGGCTCATACCCATCAAGAAAAAAATCAACTACTTTCTGCGGAGTAGCAATATTATTTTCAGATTTAACCAATTCTAGTTTATCTATGTTAAACCTAACTCCTATCGGACTTGTTTTGGCTGCTTTCTTTTTCATAATTTAATTCGTAGCTACAAATTTATAACGTAGCTACGAATTTACCAAATATGTAGCTACAAATTTATAAAAAATTAACAAAAACGTAGCTACAAATAGAGAAATGTAGCTACGAATTATAAGAAAACGTAGCTACGAATAAAAAATATGTAGCTACAAATAAAATTGGCGGCATTTGCAATAAATCACAATATCTAAACGAATTAACAAAATTAAGCGCTTCTGAAACTTATTTCTAGCCCTTTCTAGCCCTTTTCTCCCTGTTTCCCTGCCCAATACACTACACTCCCTTAACACCCTCCAAAATACCCGCTTAAAATAGCCCAGTACATAAACAACCGCACCAACATAACCCCCGCGCAAAGATAACCGCGCACAACGAAAGTAACACACCAACCGCGCCGGCATG